GAAGCTTGAGGTCGTCTGAACTAAGAGCGTCTCTTCGTCCTTGAGACAAAGGATGTCGCCTATGTTGAACAAGTCCTGCCTGATCCTGGCCCAAGGGTTCCAGTGCTCTACGATCTGACACAAGTAACCACGCTCACGAAGCGCAGCTAAAGACCTCTGAGTAGGACTTACCGACGAACGGCGTTTCTTTTTGGTATCAGCGGCAGAGATTGTCGTCACGATGACAGTCTTATGTGATTGATAAGCCTAAGATTACTCCATCGCAACAAGGAGCCAACATGAAAATCATACTCACACAAGAGCAGTTAGAAAAAATCATCAAGGAATATTTTTACGACGACTACAACATCAAGATCAACGAGATTGTATTTGCAGCTAACGTAGAACAGTTCTGCACGATCTACACAAAGGAAGCACCATGAGCGTTGACTACGATGCTTGGCTAGACAGAAAACTTTACGAATACGACAGAGAGAGGGAACAAAATGACCAACAGTTGGAACAACAGGAGTACGAACTTGACCAAGTACAAGCCGACGAGGAGTGACTGGATCTTATGCACAGCATTAGGGATTTGCTACGGAACACTGCTCTACCTGTTCATCAAATGAAGGAGCCAAACATGAAATTCAACGAACTCAGAAAAATCAACGTAACCGAGAAGGTCGAGAAGAAAAACGGCCTTTCTTACCTCTCATGGGCTTGGGCCGTGGATACATTGTTACAACACGATCCTACAGCTACATGGGAGTACAAGCCTCACCAAATGTGGGGCGACACGGTGATGGTGTTTTGTGAGGTAAAAGCATTCGGTGTCTCTCGCACCGCACAACTGCCTGTCATGGATCACCGTAACAAAGCAATCTCTGAGCCAGATGCTTTCCATGTCAATACAGCTATGCAAAGGTGTTTAGCTAAAGCTATCTCGCTCCACGGTATCGGGCTTTATATCTACGCTGGAGAGGATTACCCAAAAAAAGATAAGCCTTCCGTAGACGACCACATAAAAACGATCTTAGAGGCGAAAACAGTTGACGACTTGAAGGCAGCATTCACGAGTGCGTACAAGGTCTTTAAGAACGATCCTGAGGCTATCAAGCAAATAGACGCATTCAAAGAACAACGTAAGAAAGAACTGACGGAGATTAAATGAGTCAGATTCTCTCTATTGCCAAGCAATCAGGGGTTCTCATCTCTCACCGAGATGAGTTCCTGAAGTCGGTGGAAAGGTTTGGCCGGTTGATGCTTAACAAGTCTAAACCGCTAACACCAACACAAACGGCTTACTTAACCGCGCTCGATGACTGGATGTCGCTCAACGATCTGGCAAACAAATTCGGTTGCACACCACAGAATGCCTTGAAGATGATTCGCGCCCTAGAAGCTCGTAAGTTGGTAACGAAAGAAAAACTCTACAGGCAAGCCTGGGCCTACTACTACAAAAGAAAATGAACCTGAACACATTTGAAGAAGGACTGCTGGACTCGATCCAGACAGAGCGTTGCAAGAAACTGCTTTGGTCTGTCATCCAGCTAGCAGTCGATGATGCTTGCAAAGCACCCTACAAAACGAGACCAACAGACGACACAATTACCGCACTTAGGTTCCTATTCGGAGACCTCCACGAGTCAGGGCTCGACAATTATCTAATGTGGCTTGACGTTGACAGCAAAGAGTTCAAGAGACGCATGGTCAATGCCATGTACTCAGAGCGTCACGATAAGTTCACTGACTTCGAGAGACGAGCCTTTAGAGCAAACTACAACTGGTATCTGAGAAATGAGATCAATACTGACAACTGAAACTGACCGTAGAAGGGTCATAGAGGCCATAGAAGCCACTGAACTAGGCTACATGGTAACTATCTCCAAACCTCCTCGCACAGCGGCTCAGAATCGTTTTTACTGGTCGATCCTGACAGCTTGCGCGGAACAGTTAATGGGCCAGCAATACACCCAAGACATCTGGCATGAGTGGGCTAAGACGAGGTTTCTTCCGTCTCGTGTTGTTGAACTTCCTGGAGGCCAAGTAAAAGAGATCGAGCCTTCGACTGCTTCGCTTACCGTGTCTGAGTTTTCGGATCTCGTAGAACAACTTCTACAGTACGCAATCGAGAAGGGTTTGGTCTGGACAGATGAAATGAAAGACGCTGAACTCGACTTGAGGAAGATCAATGTACTCAAACAAAAAGTTGCTTGAGGCTTGCAGGCATCTGCCTTGTGGAGCGTGTTTTTGTGAAGATGGAACTGTAGTCGCTGCTCATAGGAACCAAGGCAAAGGCATGGGCATTAAGGTATCTGATGCTTTAGTAGCATCTCTTTGTTTCAAATGCCACGCATACTTGGATCAAGGAAAAGAAATGTCTCGTGAAGAACGTCGAGATTTCTGGAACCAAGCGTACATCAACACAATGCAAGCAATGATCGAACGAGGGATACTAAAGGTGCAACATGGAACAAAGAACTGATGATTGGTACAAAGCAAGACTGGGCCACCTAACCGCTAGCAGAGCCTCAGACGCGCTTGCAAAGGCAGGAACGGCTGCACGCAGGAACTATCAGATTCAACTCGTCACAGAGCGTCTGACGGGCCTACAAAGCGATTCCTATACAAATACTTATATGCAATGGGGTACAGAGCAAGAACCTGTCGCCAGAGCAGCATACGAAGTCCACACAGGGCATTTCGTCGAGCAGACAGGGTTTCATACCCACAAGTCGATTAAGTGGCTTGGAGCGTCTCCTGACGGCTTTGCAGGGTCGGGATTGATCGAGATCAAGTGTCCCAACTCAAACACCCATGTTGACTATCTTTTATCTAAGGAGGTTCCCGCTAAATACAAACCGCAAATGCTCACTCAAATGCTCGTGACAGGTAGGACTTGGTGCGACTTTGTTTCGTTCGACCCAAGGCTTCCTGAACATCTACAGTTATTCATCGTTCGTTACGAGCCAAAGCCGGAAGAGCTAACCAAGATCGAGGCTGATCTGGTTGCCTTTCTCAACGAAGTTACTCAAATGGAAGCAAAATTATGCCAAAAGAACTGACAGGATCAATCAGCAAGAACAAGAAGAAGGAGAAGGATGTGCACCCAGACTACCGAGGTTCAGCAATGATTGGCGGGGTTGAATACTGGATCTCAGGATGGGTTAACGAGGGTTCCGACGGAAAGTATCTGGGGCTAAAGTTCCAACAAAAAGACGGTGAAACTAGACCCGCTAAGACTAACAATGACGAGGATGTGCCATTCTAATGTTAAGCGTACACCACCAAACCATGCTGAAAAAAGCGTTTGCAAAACGTCCTGCAAACATTTCCGACGATTCTCCGGTTTTGGAGAGGATCATTCACATTATCAAGTCTGAGGCTCCAGAGTGTTTTTGGAAGCCTACAGAGTTGGAAAAACGGAGGTTCTTTAATGCACCACGGCCAGGAACTCCTCACGAGGATGCGGTCTATCCGTTCCCGAAAGGCTTATTATGAGCAACTGGAAAGAGTTAATCGAGAATCAGACGAGGACAGAAAAATTCAGACCCGTCGAGGAAATATGGAGGGGACGCGGCTGGATACCTCCATCAACAGAGTGCCCAGACACAATGGCAAAGCATAAAGCGTTTAAGGAGTGGTCGATCCGTGGCATCGTGGATCAACCTTATCAAGCAAGTTAAGTCATCTGATGTTGAGGAGATAGCGGCAGCGTATAACCAAGCGTTGCCGTTTGTCGTTCAGGACTGGGCAAAGATGATCTTAAAGTTAGCTAAAAGCAAACGACTTCCGATCATCGAGAAGATCGAAAAGATTCACGGACAGAATATCGGGCAAATGGTGCGAGATGAAGTTACCGCGCAACACCGCGGCTTTTCAAGAGTTCGTAAATGATGTATTCTTTGCGAATGAATACATGCACAATAGAAAATTGCCAATCGCCTGTTATTGCTCGAAAGTTTTGCAGAAAGCATTACCTTCGATGGTATAAACATGGAGACCCAAACGTAGTCTTTGACACCTTAAAAGGTATAGCAAATGCAGCAATAAAAAACAGAAAGCATGGGTGTTGGTCGCACGAGCTTTATCCTGTTTGGCATTCAATGATGGCAAGGTGTTACAAGGCTAGCCACCACAAATACAAAAATTATGGATTACGAGGCATTTTTGTATGTGATGAATGGCACGACGTAAGAAATTTTATTGAAGATATGAGCCCAAGGCCAACCGGTCTTTCGTTAGATAGGATAAATAATGACGGGCCTTACAGTAAAGAAAATTGCAGATGGGCAACAGCCGAACAACAAGCCCGTAACTCTACGAAGTCAAAGATAACCGATGAAGTAAGAGAAAAAATAATCAGCAACTACGAAAAGCTAAGGTCTCCTAAAAAAGTTGCTGAGATGCTATGTATCCAACCCTATGACGTAAAAAATGTAATGTATAGAATTAAAAGACTTAGTTTCTCGCCGGAGGGACAACGCCCTTAACGCGCTCAAAACTCCTCATTCCAGCAATCCCAAGCATCCCGCTCAAAATAACCCATAGAGCGTCAGTATCCAGCATGGGAG